GTTTAGTCAGAGATTGCCGTTCCTCTACACCAAGATTTGTGTAGGTCCGAAGATACATGCTGGCCTGATCGTAATTCTCTCTCCAGTGCATCTTGTTCGCGTCAAACCCACCCCAACCTATCGGGGTCAACTCGTACTTTTTGATAGCCGATTTGGGCTCGAAGTACAGAGTGTTCGGCTGTGTCACCGGGTCCACAAGAATCTCAACGGCTGCATTCTGGCTGAAAGCCAATGTCTCATACCCGCCTTTAAGTTCTTTCGGTGCAAACCGAATATCCGGGCTCAACAGCGCAAAATACTTCCGGCGCTGCCCGAGACCCATACGAATCAAGTTGACCTGGGAATGAGACCTCGCGGCGCTCATGTCCATGGCCGCAAGCATAAGGTCAATGGTAAGCTCACGGTTTACGCTGGAGTTGTCCATGATATTTGCCTTAAACTCGGGGTCGCTGGCAACGGTAATGCCCTCGAACGAAGCCAGGTTTGTACCGTCATCATATTGAGCATCAAGACCGTTAATCTCATAGGAAGTTCCGGTTGTAAGATGAGCGGCCAGCCTTGCGCCGTACCTCACCAGAAGTTCGCCAACAGCCACGGGGTCCGTGGTTTTGGTATAAGTCCGGGCCGCTGTAATGGGATGATAGTCCCTGTACGGGGTGCCATCGCCAATCGTCTCGAACGAAACAACTTTTGTAATCGGATTAATAGAGCTAATCCGAACAGCAGTGGCGGTCACGTCAATAGCACTGGCAACATAAAAGTCGCAAATCATACCCTTTTTCATGTACCTGGTGCCCATGTCGTTATTAAAAGTCACATCCCATGCTACGGTCGCGCTGGGCGTTCCCGCTCCTGTAACTGTGCCAAGCAGTCCCCAGCCGTCTCCGTGACATTGACGGTTAAGGTCATTGACCAAGGATTTATAGGCGTTCATCGTGGCATCTGACTGAGCGTCCACAAATGCGTGAGCATCGCCCTTGCCCGCTTCGATAGCCAATCCCGACATTCTGATCACGGCGTAGATCAACCGGGGCGTAATAGTCCCCTGTTTGCCGTCACCCGTCATCGGCTCAGGAAGATAAGCGTTTTCCGCTCGGCCACCGATACCCTCGACGTCTCCCTGTCGGGTGGAAAAATAAAAGCCGGTCCCGCCGGGCCGGATCTTGGCCTTGCGCTCGGACTTTTCAAACTGATTGTAAGTCATTGTGTGGCGAGCAAACAGGTCGGTAATCTTGTCACCGTAGGTCTGTTTGAATTGATACGCCAATGCTGTGGTGTCTAAAGCTCCCATGATAATTCTCCTTAAAACTATTTAAGGACTTGTACCCCCTGCAAGAAGTTCAAAAAGCTCATTCTTGGCCGCGTTGAAAGTCTGCTCAACACTCGCGTCCTTGGGGAGTTCCTTCTTTTTTGCCGAAGGGGATCCCTCGGGCGCATCGGTTGAAGTAATCGGGATGATTTTTGACTTTCCAGCCGCATAGTCATCGATAGCCGTCTGTCTAACCTTTTCAAGAAAGGTTGAAAATTTCGCTATGCCCTCGGTGGCCATAGCCTTGACCGCCTTTGGATCGGAAATATCAACATTATTAAACGGATTGTTCACGCCTAAAAACATTTTTGCGATCTCGGCTGATTCTCCGTCAAGCGATTGCTTTTCAATGAGGCTCTCAATACGACCGTTATAGTTTTCGATAGCTTGTTTCCCGGCCTCGATCTTTGCTTTCTCGGCTTGCTTATCGGACTGTTCGCGCTCGTAGTCTTCAAGCTTCGTTTTATACTTCTCAGCCCTTTTATCCGGATCAAGGTCTTCATCCTCTTTCAGGCGTTCCTGTTCGGCCCAGTAGGCATTGTAATTCTTCAGGGTGTCTGCATCCTGGATTAACTGTTTTGCGTCCCTATCTCCGACGATTTCCTTGATGGTTAGGCCGGATTTCAACATGGTTTTGAGTTCTTCAACGTCCTCAATATCGTTATCGCTAAGGATTTCCTGTAGACTTTTCTCTGCCGCTCGGGCAGCTAACCACTTCGGGTCCTTGTCGTAGGGCGCTGGTTTCTCGTCGTCTCCAGCGGGTTCTCCTGTTGGCTCTCCTGCTGGTTTTTCAGAGGCAGCGGATTCCCCTGCTTTAATTGCCGCTTTTACAATACTGTCCGTTAAATCGACGGCTGGGGTTTCCGTCTTCAGTTCTTGCCCCGTTCCTGGTTCGTCCTGGCTAATGCCCTGGGAAACATCAGCACTTTCTTCTTGCCCAGTGTTTTCGTTTGCCATGATCAATCTCCTTCCGTTATGTCAATTTAAGAGGTTTGGAAGCGCCAAACACCTGAAATTGCGGTATTTAATTAAAGATTACATTCTTTTTTTTATATTTACTTAGAGTATATTTAACAGTGCGAACGCTTACGTTAAACATATCCGCGATCTTTTGTTGGTTGTAAATTTTAAGGGCCGCGAAACAATAAAGAACAAATCTCTGGTTGTCAGATAATTTGCTTTGCGGGTGTTTTTCTCCTCGGAGCCCAACCTTCCCATACATTGGGTTTTTTTCTCCGGTGTTATCATTCAAGTCTGTGCGAAAAGCGTGTTGTATGTTTTCAGCACGTGTAGCCCACTCAAGATTGTTTATATTATTGTTTGTTTTAATCCCGTCCTTATGGTTGCCTTCTAAATCTTTAGATTGCCCCCCTATAAAAGCTTCAAGGACGATCCTGTGGATAAATAAATGCTTCCTGCCTTTATCGCCATACAAGCCAACAAAATTATAGCCATCCTTATCAACACAATTAGTAAGTATCTTATTGGTTCTCTTGTTTTTTATGCGACCCAAATTGGATACTTTGTAATTTCCAAACCCACTAACCTGTTTCCACGTTTCCGGTTGCATTAAGCACCTGCCTCCATTTCAATCTTGGCGTTGACCAGGCTAAGAATGTCCCGAAGCTTTTTCGGTTTCGGGTTTGGGTGCGTCTTGATGGCCATGGCCGTGATCTGAAAAGAAGCGCTCGTGTGAGAACTATTCTTGTTTGCCGGTTCGGTCAACTGTGTAATCTCTGCCTGGCACGTAATGTCGACCGCGCCGCCAATTGAGAAATCATCAATATCTATGCCAAGCTTGGTAAGCTCGGCTTTCTCCAAACGAATTTCAAGACCGTAAGGGTAGTCATCCTCTTCAATCGCGACGGGTTCCGACATCTTGTCGCTTTCGGCCTTGCTCCTTTTTGTTCGTTTCATGCTTATGAGTTGTTTCATTGGCAATTTCCTTTTTATTGTCCCGCCGGCATGCCCTCAACCGGTTCAGGAGAAGACGTCCCGGGTTGACCGCCTGGCTTTCCAGGAGGACCGCCGCCCATCATCATTTCCATTTCCATTTGCTGTTTTTTTTGCGCCTCAAGCTCATAATGGTGCATATCGTTGTGATTGATTAATATGGTTTGATTAATTGGGTCCCATTCTTTAAACTCAGGACTCAGGATAGTTTTTGTGTGGCTTTCATGGTGAACGGCGTGGTTATCATATTTATAATAAGGATCGTGACTGATAACCTCAACTTCCTGGGTCTTTTCGTTCAATTTGGCAAAGAAGATTCCGTCGAGAACCGCCTCGGGTTTATCAGGATGATCAAGATCGACGATGATATTTTTCTTGGTAGCCAAAGCCACAATACTATTTTCACGTCCCGCCCGGTCCTCATGAATAGTATTTTCCATGGGTATCCATGACATACCGAAGCGTTTTAATAGCTCGTATTGCATCTTGGGTTTCTCGGCAATCGTCCCGAAAAAACCCTGCTCAATCAACTTCATCATAAATTGATTCTGGCCGGCGCGTGTAGATGAGGCTCCGCTGTCTAACTCCATCCGAACATCAGTATTGTCGTAGAGGTCGGCACCCTTAAAGGCTTTGGTTAATATCTGGTTGCCTTCGCCTGCCATCTTCAGGAGTCTTGTTTCGGTGGTTATATCCCGGGTAATGATTAATTGTTTCTTTTTCACCCGGTTCCATGATCTGTAAAACCTGTCGACGTCCGGCGTGTGACTCTTCTCCGCCGATT